CATGGTCTCAGTCCTTTTTGACGAACGCCACGGCGGCGTCGAGATCGCGGGGGTAATAGTACGGCTCGGGCCCGGTGCGCCCGGTCCAACTGGTGGCCGGAGACACGGTGGCGAGGACGTCGTGCAGGGCGTCTGGGTGCACCCCGGCGTCGCGCAGGTAGCGCAGGGCTGCAGTGGCCGACAGGGCGATGTAGGTGGTGCTCATGCCTCAGTCCTCCTTGTAGATGTCGCTGAGCGGGATGGCCCAGCCATAGAGCTGGTCGCCGTCCACCCAGATGCGGTAGGCGGTGCCGCCCGTGTCGGTGGTGTAGGGGCTGCTGGAGATCAGCGACCCGGTGAAGGTGTCGGCCAGCCGGTCGATCACGCTCTCGATGTGCGGATGGCGCTCACGGATGGCGCCGGTGAAGCTGGTCAGTTCAAGGGGGGTGTTCATGTTGGTGTGCTCCTGCGCTGCTGATGGTGGGTGGGGGCCGGAGCCCCCATTGAGTTGATCAGGCCTCCCAGATGGTGTCGAGGAAGCGGTAACCATCGTCGGTCAGGGCGTACTCATTGCGGTCGGCTTCGTAGATCATGCCCTTGTCGATTAGCGCGCCCCAAGTACCGGCGGCTTCGTGGCGGCTGTAGCCCGCTGCGATCAGATCTTCCGGGGCAACCCAAGTGTAGGGGTCGCTGTCGAGATCGCTCGGGCGGCTGCCGCCCATGCCGCTCAGGCAGGACTTGACGAGGATCAGAGCGGCGCGGGTTTCGTTTGCGGTCAGGTTGAAGGCGGTCATGTCAGTTACTCCGTAAGTGCGTTGCTGATGGTGGGTGGGGAGACCTGCGCCTCCCCGGGGTTGGTCAGACGTTGTAGAGGTCGATGCCGGTGTGGCTGCGGCAGGCGTTGATGCTGGCGCAGTATGCGGTCCAAGCGGGGGTGTAGCCGCGATCACCAGCAAGCGCGTCCTTGAGGTCGTCGTACCGGCGGATCAGATCCCAAGCGCGCTGGCTGCGGGTCGTGCCGCCACGGAACTGATGCGCGTTGATGCTGTTGAGGGTCTTTTCCAGCTTGGCGATGATCTGTGCGTCGGTCATGTCGGTAGCTCTCGTTTGCGTTGTTGATGACGTCTTCTCTCATATGCAATCAGGCATTGCAACCCCCTATTTGCATTTTTTTACACGTGGCCTGCAACACGTGCAACACGAGCGCTCGCGTTGCAACACGGGCGAGTTGTGGGCCGTGTTGCAGCGCGATGCAACACGTGTAGGAAATTACCAGTGGCGCAGAAATGCTGGGGTTTTTGGGCCTCTGCAACACTGCAACACGATGCAACGTGCATCTTGTGTTGCGCGTTGCACTGCAGCCTGCAACACCGAGCGGGGGTCTATAGCTACGCTATAGCCCTCCTCGTGTTGCATGGTGCACCGGCCAGATGCTGAGTTGCGTTGAGGTTTTGGGGTGATGACCTCTCGCTGAAACACCTCGTGCAACACGACGTCGTGTTGCGTTGCGGGCGGGTCAAACTTCGTGCCTCTTGCGCATTGCGCGCGGCGAGCGTATCTTGCGTCGTGACACTGGAAGCCCTGTCACGTTTACGGAGCAAGCAGCCATGGCCCGAAGGGCTACGAAGAGAACCCCAGAGATCATCGAAGAGATCATCGACGGCGTTGCCAACGGCGTGCCTCTGCGCGAGGTGTGCAGGCGTGATGGCATGCCGAATTGGCGCACTGTGTATGATTGGTTGGAGGCCGACGAGGAGTTCGCTGCACGGTTCGCGCGTGCGCGGGAAGTCGGCTTCGACGCCATCGCCGAAGAGACGCTCGACATCGCCGACGACGGCACGAACGACTGGGTCGAGCGCAAGCGTCAGGACGGCTCGATCGAAGAGGTGGTCAACAGCGAGCACATCCAGCGCAGCAAGTTGCGCATCGAGACGCGCCTCAAGCTGCTGGCGAAATGGAACCCGAAGAAATACGGCGACAAGCAGACGGTCGACGTGGGCAACAAGGAAGGCGAGACGCTCAGGGTCGACAGCAACGTCGACACCGTGGCCCTCACGCTGCAGCTTGCTGAAGCGTTGCGCAAGGCGGAGAAGCCTGAGTGATATACCTGCGCCGCGAGTGCGAGGAGGTCCGCCCCGGGATCAACATCCTGTGGGGCAAGCTGGCCAAGAACGTCATCCTGTCCTTCGGCAGGCACAGTCTGCATATCCTGTGGAACAGGCACACGCGCCGCCTGACCTTTGCCATGCCATACACGGTCCTGCGCCCGTGGCGTAAGATCCGCGAGCTTGAGCTTGCCGCCCGGCGCTATCGTGCCGAGATCCACATGCTCGATCGCGCCCTGTCCGACGCCAACGAGCGCTACGACAAGATCCGCGAAGCCAACCTGCAGCTTCGCGACGCCCTGAGCCTGTATCGCAAGCCATGAGCGACGTCGCCGCCCTCCTCGCCCAGCTCAGCCCTGAGCAGCGCCTGCACCTTGACTGGCAGCGCAAGTGGCGAGCGACGGCGCGTCCCAACCAGATCGTCGACGGCGGGGACTGGACGGAGTGTGGTTACCTCGCAGGGCGCGGCTTCGGCAAGACGCGCGTCGGCGCGGAGTGGATCACGCGCGCCGTGTTCGAAGATCCGAGCGGCTTCGATAGCTGCGTCATCGCCCCGACCTATCAGGACGTCAAGTTCACCTGCTTCGAAGGCGAGAGCGGCATCCTGTCCGTGCTGCCGCCCGACCTGCTGGTGGAATACAACAAGTCTGACACGATCATCCGCATGAAGAACGTGGCTGGTGGCATCAGCACGATACGCGGCTTCACCGCAGAGAAGCCAGAGCGTCTGCGCGGGCCGCAGCACTGCCGTGGTTGGTTCGACGAGCTGGCCGCGTGGCAGTATGATCAGGACACTTGGGACATGGCGATGTTCGGCATGCGTCTGGGCGACAAGCCGCAGGTGTTGTGGACGACTACGCCCAAGCCGAAGGAGATGATCCGCAAGCTCAGCGTCCCCGCGCCGGGGCGCATCATCGTGCGCGGCTCGACCTTCGACAACAAAGCCAACCTGCCGGACAGCTTCTTCAAGCAGCTTGAGCAGTATGAGGGCACGACGCTGGGCAGGCAGGAGCTGTATGGCGAACTGATCGACCCGGAAGAAAGCGGCATCATCAGGCGGAGCTGGTTCAGGCTCTGGCCCGCGAAGAACCCGCTGCCCAAGTTCGACTGGATCATCATGTCGCTCGACACGGCCTACACCGAGAAGTCGATCGACAAGAAGGGCGACCCGGATCCGACGGCGTGCGGCGTATGGGGCGTATTCACGCACGAGAAGCGCAGCAACGTCATGCTGCTCGACTGCTGGGAAGACCACCTCGGCCTGCCCGAGCTCATGCGTCGCGTGAAACGCGAGCTGAACACGCCATACGGCGAGGATGACGACACCGCCCTGATCAAGCCGCTCTTCGGCAGCGCCAAGCCGATGACCAGCGGACGTAAGCCCGACATCCTGCTGATCGAGGACAAGGGCAGCGGCATCAGCCTGCGCCAGATGCTGGCCGAGAGCGGCATCGAGGCATACGCCTACAACCCGGGCCGGGCGGACAAGCTGAGCCGCCTGCACATCGTCAGCCCGATCTTCGCGCAGAAGCGCGTCTGGCTCCCCGAGAGCGAGAAAAATGCAGGCAGGCCGCGCACTTGGTGCGACCCCGTCGTGACGCAGCTCTGCTCGTTTACGGGCGAGGGAAGCATCAAGCACGACGACCACGTCGACCAGACGACACAGGCGATGAGGCTGTGCATGGACAAAGGCCTCATCAAGCTGATAAAAGACACACCGATCATCGCACCGCCGCCTAAGTTCGGCGGGGCCAACCCGTACGCCGCGTGAAGGACGGACCCATGGACGAAGACGAGATGCCAGAAGGCGAATACATCGAGGTCGACGCGGCCAGCGATGACGTTGAGGACACCGAGGACGGCGGCGCGATCGTCCGCTTCGAGGACGAGGAGCAGCCTGAAGGGCAGGGCGAGTTCTACGCCAACCTCGCCGAGACGATGACCGAGCCGGAGCTGTCCACCATCTCCAGCCGCTTCCTCGACATGGTCAGCAAGGACAAGGAAGCGCGCAAGAAGCGCGACGAGCAATACGAGGAAGGCCTGCGTCGCACTGGTCTGGGCGATGACGCACCGGGCGGTGCGCAGTTCAGCGGCGCGAGCAAGGTCGTGCACCCGATGCTGACCGAGGCGTGCGTCGACTTCGCGGCGCGTGCGATGAAGGAAATCTTCCCCGCAGGCGGCCCGGCCAAGGACTTCATCCCGGGCAACAACCCCGACGCAAAGAAGATCGCCAAGGCCAAGCGCAAGACCAACCTGCTCAACTGGCAGATGACGGTGCAGTGCCCCGAGGTCCGCGCAGAGCTGGAGCAGCTTATGACGCAGGTGCCGCTGGGCGGCGCGCAGTACCTCAAGCTGGGCTGGGACGAGCGGCGCAACCGCCCGAACTTCCTGTTCGTCGCGATCGACGACATGTATCTGCCCTACGCGGCCACCAACTTCTACACCGCGCAGCGCAAGACGCACGTCCAGTACCTGACGCAGCTCGACTACGAGGAGCGCGTAAAGTCTGGCATGTATCGCGACGTCGACCTTGCCCCCGTGGGCATGGAGCCCGAGCTGTCCGGTGCGGGCAAGGCGAACGACAAGATCGAGGGGCGCGACCAGTCTTCGTACAACGAGGACGGCCTGCGCACGGTCTACGAGATCTACGCCATCGCCGACATCGGCGAGGAAGTGGGCGCGGCTCCATACATCATCACGATCGACAAGCCGACCGGCAAGGTGCTTGCGATTTATCGCAACTGGGACGAGGACGACGACACGCAGGAAGAGCTGCAGTGGTTCGTCGAATACCCCTTCATCCCGTGGCGCGGCGCATACCCGATCGGCCTGCCGCACATGATCGGCGGCCTGAGCGCTGCTGCTACCGGCTCGCTGCGCGCACTGCTCGACGCTGCGCACATCAGCAACACGCCCGCAGGCCTCAAGCTCAAGGGCGCGAAGATCGGCGGCCAGTCTGAAGCCCCGGTGCCGGGCGAGATCCGCGAGATCGAGGGCGGCCTGAACGTCGACGACATCCGCAAGATCTTCATGCCGATGCCTTACAACCCGCCCAACCCGGTGCTGTTCCAGCTCCTCGGCTTCTTGGTCGACGCGGGCAAGCAGGTCGTGCGCACGTCGATGGACAACATCGCCGACCAGAACCCGAACGCTCCGGTGGGCACGACGCTCGCCAACATCGAGCAGGGTCTGGTCGTCTACTCATCGATCCATGGCCGCCTGCACGACGCCATGGCGCGCATGCTGCGCATCCTGCATCGCCTGAACGCGATGAACCTCGACGACGAGCGTCTGGAGAAGGAAGCGGGCGAGGAACTGGCGACGCGCGAGGACTTCGAAGGCCCGCTCGACGTTGTGCCGGTCAGCGACCCGAACATCTTCAGCGAGGCGCAGCGCTTCGCCCAGATCCAAGCCGTGTCGCAGCGCTCGGCGACGATGCCGCAGATATACAACCAGCGCAAGGTCGAGGAGCGCATCCTCGAAACGCTGAAGATCCCCGACTGGGAAGAGCTGCTGAACCCGGCGATGGAGCCGGAAGAGCAGAACGCCGTCAGCGAGAACGTAGCAGCAGCTCTGGGCCGCCCCGTCGTGGCCTTCCCCAAGCAGGACCACATCGCTCACCTGAAGACGCACCTCGGCTTCCTGCTCAACCCGATGCTGGGCGGCGGGCCGCTCTTCGCGCAGACGTTTATGCCGGGCATCATCAACCACCTCAAGGAGCACGTCGCCTTGTGGTACATGCGTGCCACCATGGATCTGGCCGAGAGCAACGCCGACGTGGACGTCGACTTCGACGAGCTGGGCAAGGAAGAGCACAGCGACGCCGACCTGCGTGCATTTGACCGCATGTTGGCCGAGGCATCGACCGTGGTCAGCGAGGCGGCTGGTGACGTCTTCGCCGAGTTGCCCCCGATCATTGCGCAGGTGCAGCAGTTCATCGCCCAGAACCAGCCTCCCGCTCCGATGGATCCGAGCCAAGTCGCGGCCCAGACCGCGCAGCAGCGCATGCAGATCGACACCCAGCGCCTGCAGATCGAGAGCCAGAAGACGCAGCAGCAGATGGCGCTGGACGCCCAGAAGCTGCAGCAGCAGGCAGCGCTTGAGCAGCAGAAGCTGCAGGCGCAGCAGGAGCTGGCCGCGATCGACGCGCAGCTTGAGCAATTCAAGGCGCAGCAGGAACTGACCCGAGAAGCAATGCGTCAGGACCGCGAGGACGAGCGCACCGCTGCTGAGATCCAAGCCAAGATGGCAATGAACCAAGCAGACAACGAGACCGCCATGACGCTTGCAGAGATGGAAGCGCTGAGCGGTGAGAAGTTCGCGGTGTCCACGGGCACCGGGATCAACCCCCAACCGTAAGGAGCGACGGTGATGGAAAGTGAAACATTGAAAACAACCGAAGCGGAAAGCGCCGCAGTAGCAAAGGCACCGCGCGTGACGCTGGAAAGCATGCAGGCCAAGATCGTGCAGGAGGATTACGTCTTGCATGAGCGCATCCTGACCCTGTGCATCCTCAAGATGCAGAACGGCTTCTACGTGGTCGGCGAGAGCGCGCCCGCCAGCCCTGAGAACTTTGACGCAGAGCTTGGCCGCAAGTTCGCTTACGAAAACGCCATTCGCCAGTTGTGGAAGCTGGAAGGATATGCACTGCGCGATCGTCTCGCCGACGAAGGGAAAAACTGAGAACCATGGCACGCAAACCCGCCAACACCAAGGTCCAGCAGCCCGTGGCTGCGGAGGACACCCCGCCCGTAGCAACCCCCAAGACCAACGAGCGTGCGCGCCAGTTGGCGATGGGCCAGAAGAAGGACTGACTGACATGGCCAAGAACGACGCCGCCCTGAGCAAGGGCAAAGAGACCGGCAGCGTCAACGCGGACAACACCAACCTGCACAAGCTTCGCAAGATGGGTCAGGAACCCAAGTTCGAAGTGTCGGGCAGCAAGAAGACGCCTGCGTGAGACTGGAAACCCTGCTGCAGCGTCTTGACGCGGAGCAAGCCAAGCTTGCCCACGAGACGCTGCAGCATCCCCAGCAAGGCGAGTTCCACTACGGGAAGGCAGTGGGCATGTACGCTGGGCTTGAGCTTGCGAAGAGGACACTCCTCGACCTAGTGGCCGAGAAGGAACGCAAGGACTTTGATCTCTAACCTGCAGAAAGGAGCGAATATGCAGGCCTATGAAATGAACAAGGTGGAGTTCGATTACGACGGAGAGGCTGACGCCTTCCCCGTAGTCGACCCGGGCGTACAGCCCTTTGGTAGCCGCGTGCTGCTGCAGATCCGCCGCGCCAAGTCGAAGACGAAGGGTGGCATCATCCTCGCCGGAGAGACGCGCGACACGGAGATGTGGAACACGCAGGTTGCCAAGGTCATCGCCTTGGGCCCGCTCGCCTTCCATAACCGCAACACCATGGAACCTTGGCCCGAGGGTGGCTGGGTCAGCGTTGGTGACTATGTGCGGGCACCGAAATACGGCGGGGACCGTTGGTCCGTCCGTATCGACGACGGAGAGGAGATCCTTTTCTGTCTGTTCAACGACCTCGACCTACTGGGCAAGATCACGGGCGACCCGCTCGCGATG